TGCGGGCCGTCCTGTGTTTTTCGTATGTATTCACCCATGATAATAAACTCCTGTTGTAAAAGTGTTATTTAAACGATTCGCTGAAAACAACCCTGCACCCGAGGGTTGAGGCGATTTTCTTCGCAGTCTCCCGTGAAAAGTTCCAGTAGACACGTTGGTGCATGACGTTGATTCCTTGCGGCTGAAGTTCGCCGGTCGAGATGTTCAGACATCTGCCGTCCGACATGAATCTGCACGGAACACCGTTTGGGACTTGCAGTTTTTTGTAATGTTCAATCTGTTCGCGTGATAATTTCATGGCGGATGCTCCGTAAAAAACTACCTGATCTTTGAGGCTTCCTTGAGTTCTGACACGAGCTTTCGGATTCCGCGTTTGAGTTTGACGCGCTCTTTGGGTTGCGTGTCCCGGTAGCGTGCGACGTAATCCAGGGCGAGACGTGCGATTTTTTCCACGAGGTCGGGATTACGTTCAAAGTTTTCGACGGGATATGTATCAACCCGTCCGTAGTCTTTGCACGGGTCGAACTCGACTGTTACCGCACGGGCCATGCCGGAGGGTTTATCGACTGCCTCCCATACAGTCTTCCAGCCTCTGCCAATCCAGACGGTGGCCTTTGGTGAAAAGACTTCCAGTGCCACGTGGTCGTACTTGTCATGTTCTTTGATGGTTGCTTCGTTCATGGTTTTTTTCCTCATGCTTTGCGTATGTAGGCATTGACGCCGATTACTATCGGACTGCCGTCATATTCGCAGGTGGTCGGGATGTTGCCGTTGGTCGAGGCGACTATCATCGTCTTGCCCGATTTGCTCGGACGCGGCGAGATGGGCAGCCGTATGACCAGTTCCTTTTTCTCGATTTTGACTTCTATTGCACTCATTTTCGTTCTCCTGATTTGGAGTTTTTTAAACCCATTAGGCCGGGTTCGTAAAAGCCATTCGACTCCAGTCGAACGGAAGTAATTCTCCAGCCGGCCTGTACACCCCGCCAAGAGAGACGGTGAGCATATTTTGCACGACCAAAATGATGTCAATTTGCCGCACACATATTGGTCGTGACCAAAATTATTCAAAAATTTTTTAAAAATTTTTAACCAGCAAATTCAAAGATTTTGTGATGGAGCTTTTCAGAAAATGACTCAGAACGATTCCCCCCAATCTCCGGGGCAACTGGACATTCACTTTATGACGCCAGCCAGGGCGGCGCAGATTTTCACATACGTTTACAGGGCTTCCTTCGACGAGGAGGAGATACGTCAGATAGCGTATGACGCGCAGATACTCCACGCCGACGATACGTTCAATCTCATCGAATATTGCGCATACCTGATAAAGGAGTTCGGCAATGCCTCTTGACCCACGGCGGCTTAGACCTACTGAACTTACGCAGTTAATCAACTCAAGCAGTTTCGGTGAAGTCACCAGCGACAGGCAGTTGCGAAGACACCGCAGACGCGCCGGGCGCACCATCGGCGACGGAGATACGGTTGACCTGTTCAGGTACGCCGCGTGGCTGACGAAACAGCACTGCGAGAGCCTGGATGACTCCGATTGTTCCGGCGCCAGGGAGGCCAAGCTCAAATGGTCGCGTCAGCAGACAAGACTCAGGCAGGAGATAGGCGACATTCCGGCGGTCGTCAATCCAGAGCGTAAGGAGGCGGCATGCGACGATTTTCGAAAATTCTGCGAGACTTACTTTTCAGAACTGTTCTATCTGCCATGGTCGAAGGACCATTACAATGTTATTGAAAAAATAGAACGTGCGGTATGCAGCGGCGGGCTGTTTGCGGTAGCGATGCCGCGCGGGTCGGGCAAGACGGCGCTGTGCCAGGTGGCCTGCATATGGGCTGCGCTTACAGGCAGGACTCAGTTCGTCACTTTGATAGCCGCAAGCGCGGAACGCGCCGAGGATCTACTGGAAAATATCAAGGTATGGCTGGAGACTAACGAGCTTCTGCTCGAGGATTTTCCCGAGGTCGTTTATCCGATACGCGCGCTGGAACGCATAGTCCACCGGCAGAAGGGCCAGAAATACCATGACGAACCCACGCGCGTCGAATGGCTGACCGACAAGATAGTTCTGCCCTATATCAAGGGTTCCGTAGCGTCCGGCGTGGTCATATCCTGCAGCGGGCTCAAGGGCAGCGACATCCGCGGTCAGAACCACGCGAGGCCAGACGGGAAAGTGGTACGTCCTGATCTGGTCATGATAGACGATCCGCAGACCACGGAATCGGCGTGGTCGCCCAGCCAGTCAAAGAGGCGCGAAGCGATTCTCGCAGGCGACGTGTTGGGTATGGCTGGGCCGGGAATGATGATAGCCGGTCTAATGGCGTGCACCGTCATACGTCCAGGCGACATGGCGGACAGCATACTCGACCGCGAGACCCATCCCGACTGGCAGGGACAGCGCACGAAGATGGTCTATTCATTTCCCAATAACAAGAAACTGTGGGAACAGTACGGCGACATCAGAAGCGATTCCATACGCAATCACGGCGACATATCGGCGGCTACCGAATTTTACATTGCCAACCGCGCAGCGATGGACGAAGGTGCCGAGGTGGCCTGGCCGCAGCGGTTTAACCGTAACGAGGTTTCGGCCGTTCAGAATGCCATGAACCTGCGATTCCGCGATGAAGCGGCCTTCTTTGCGGAATACCAGAACGAACCTGTCATCGAAACCCTGGGCGAGGAGATGCTTACGCCCGAGTTTATAGCCAACAAGACCAACGGCTACGAGAGAGGCGCACTGGCAATCGGGGTAAATCATCTGACAGCGTTCATCGACATACAGCAGAAGGTTTTATATTGGCTGGTGTGCGGCTGGGCGGACGGGTTTACCGGCTACGTGGTCGATTACGGAACCTGGCCCAAACAGGTGCGGGAATATTTTAAATTGAACGAGGTGAGGATAACGCTGCAGATGGAAATGCCAGGCGCCGGACTCGAAGGCCAGATATATCACGGGTTGGACCAGTTGACGGGCGAGCTGCTCGCTCAGAAGTATTTCCGGGACGACGGGGCGCAGCTCTATATTGACAAGTGCCTCATAGACGCCAACTGGGGCCAGTCGACCGAAGTGGTCTACCAGTTCTGCCGCCAGAGTGAATTGTCCGCGAGACTGCTGCCTTCGCACGGCAGATACGTCGGTGCCAGCAGTACGCCGTTCAGTGAATACCGCCGGCAGCCCGGCGAAATAGCGGGCCTGCACTGGCGTATGCCGAGCATTCAGGGCAAACGCAAGATACGCCACCTGCTCGTCGACATCAACTACTGGAAGAGTTTCGTGCATACGCGGCTGGGCGTGGCGATGGGTGACCGCGGATGTCTTTCACTTTTCGGGCGCAGCGCGGAAAAACACCGCCTTATCGCCGATCACCTGACCGGCGAATTCAAGACGAGAACGCTCGCTCGCGGTCAGACTGTTGACGAGTGGAAGATAAAGGCGGGCAGTCCCGACAACCACTGGTTCGACTGCCTCGTCGGCTGCGCTGCCGCGGCGAGTATGCTGGGCGTGAGTCTCAAAGCAGTCGGCGGCAATAACGAACGTTTCCAGAGAAAGCGTATAAGACTGTCGGATATTCAGAAACAGAAAAGAGGTTGGGTATGACGAAGCAGAAAATCCAAACCGGTCTGGTATGTCCGAAGTGCGGCGGAACTGACCTGCGGCAGTATTACACCCGCAGGCGTCCGCAGTGCATTCTTCGAAAGCGGATATGTGCGGGATGCGGACAGGAATTGTTCACGAAAGAAAAAATTTTATGCCCCAGTTCCGGTAACGGAACAATTTAAGGGTGAAAAATAATTTTTCGGCAAAGTAGGCCACCCCAAGAGTATTAATATATATGGAGGGGGAATGTTTTTTCAAAAATTCCATCGACCAATTTCCCGGTCTCTCCCCAGTTGTTTGAAAAAATCCCAAACCCGATTCCGAGGTTTACGACTATGACAGATTCCACTTCCGAAACATTAGACATCGCTGCCAACGCGAATGCGCCCAAAAAAGTATCTGGCGATTCGGGTAGTGTCGAGCAGCACGGACTGCCGGACCAGATAGCCGCCGAAAAGTTTTTGCAAAGTAAAAAAGCGTCAAGGGCTAAGGGTCTGGGCATCCGTCTGCTGAAAATCGCGCCTGGGGGTACGGTATGAGATTGGCCTGGCCCTGGAAAAGAAAGGCGAAGGCCCCATACCCACCCCCGCAGCGACGCGAAATCCTTAAAATCCCGATAAGGCGAATCGTCAATGCCAAATACGACGCGGCGCAGACTTCCGCCGAAAACGTGAAGCACTGGTCGATGGCGGATTCACTTTCCGCCGACGAGGCCAATTCGCTGAGCGTTCGCAAAACGCTCCGCGAACGTGCGCGATATGAAGTCGCCAATAATTCGTATGCAAAAGGGATCGTTCTCACGCTCGCCAATGACTGCGTGGGTACGGGCCCGCGTCTGCAGTTGTTGTGGGAAGATGCTTCACTTTGCCGCAACGTCGAAGACGCTTTTTTGACGTGGAGCAACGCGATAGACCTGCCCGGCAAGCTGCGTTCGATGCGTATGGCAAAAGCTGTTGACGGCGAGACGTTCGCGGTACTCGTGAACAATCCGGGCGTCGAATCGCCTGTCAAGCTCGACGTCATGCCGATAGAGGCCGACCGCGTCACAGCCGCAAACTTCGTGGCGACTTTCACCGAACGCGAAATCGACGGGATACACTTTGACGGATACGGCAATGTCGCAACGTATGACGTTCTGCGGAATCACCCGGGCAGCAGCGGGAGCTGGTTCGAGTACGACACGATAGATTCGCAGTATGTGATTCACTGGTACAGGGCCGACAGGCCCGAGCAGCATCGCGGCGTACCGGAGATAACTCCGGCATTACCGTTATTCGCGCAGCTGCGGAGATACACGCTCGCGGTGATAGCTGCTGCCGAAACTGCCGCCGAATTCGCCGCAGTACTTTATACCGACGCGCCTGCAAACGGCGAAGCTGCTCCGCTCGACATGCTCGACCTGATCCATCTTGAAAAACGCGTGGCTACCACGCTTCCCGACGGCTGGAAGCTGGGTCAGATAAAGGCCGAGCAGCCCGCTACCGGTTACGGTGAATTCAAGAAGGAAATTCTCAACGAAATCGCGCGCTGCCTGAACATTCCGTACAACATCGCCGCCTGCAATTCGTCGGGCTACAACTACGCCTCGGGCAGACTCGACCACCAGACGTATTTCAAATCGCTGCGGGTGGAACAGACGAACCTCGCCAGCGTGGTCATGGACAGGATCTTTAATACCTGGATATACGAAGCCATGCTGACGGGATTATTTAACGTACCGGTAATTTCTCAATCTGAACAATTTCAAAAAATACCACATCAGTGGTTCTATGACGGCAACGAGCACGTGGACCCGCTCAAGGAAGCCAACGCGCAGTCCAAGCGGCTTGAGTCTCTGACTACCACGCTCGCGCATGAATACGCCCGACAGGGGCGCGACTGGGAGACTGAACTCCGCCAGTTAGCAAAAGAGAAAAAACTTATGTCCGAACTCGGGCTTACGCAGAGTTCGACGCCGATTATCGAGGAGACTGAAGATGACGAAGATGAATAGTCTTAAAAAACGTTTTAAAAAGCGTTCAAAATTTTACGGGAAAAAACTCGAGGCCAAAGACGCCCCGCAAAAGAAGCTGGAATCCCTGCCTGCTACTTTCGACCTGCTCTGCCAGGCCACCATCGAAGCCGCCGCCGGTGACGGAGAAAGCAAGACTCCGAGATTTTCAATGACGGCGTACACCGGCGGGAAGATGACCGTGGCTGGTTTTCCGCATCCGGTGGTAGTGGACCTGCGCGGCCTGAGCATACCGCGACAGAACCTGCCCGTCCGCCTCGACCACAAGTCCGACCAGGGCGTCGGTCATACGACGGACATCGTCATAGTTGACAATTCCATCATGGCTGACGGACTCATCAGCCGTGAAACGCAGTGGGCCAGGGACGTAGCAAAGTCGGGAACCAACGGTTTTCCATGGCAGGCGAGCATCGGGGCTGAAGTTCTCGAAGCGGAATTCATATCGCCTGGTCAGAGCGTTGCGGTGAACGGCAGAACGTTCAAAGGGCCGCTGCAGGTTATAAGGCGCGCAGTTCTGCATGAGATAAGTTTCGTGGACAGCGGCGCCGATTCGAGAACGTCAGCGACCGTAGCTGCGAAAGAGACTGAAATTATTGAACAACCCCAGGAGACAACGGATATGGACAAGGATAAGGAAAAACCCAAGGAAGACGTGGAAAATCCCGACAAGAACAAACCTGTTCAGGATGAACCTGCAGTACCGGCCGACCAGCCGGAAAAGCTCGAAGCTGCGCAGCCGAACCCGATTGACGAATACCGCAAAAACTTTGCGGCCGAGACCCGCAGGATTGAAGCTATCCGCAAACTCTGCGACGGCAAGCATTCGGACATCGAAGCCAAGGCCATCGAGGAAGGCTGGGATGAGATGAAGACCGAGCTTCACGTTCTGCGTGCATCGCGTCCTGCCGCTCCGGCGATCATCACCGGTTCGCAGGTGAAGCTTACCGCGCAGATACTCGAGGCGGCAGCCATGATGGCGGCTGGTTTTTCCGGTCTCGAAACTGCCTATCCCGAGCAGACGCTCGACGCGGCGGATAAACTTCGCGGTATCGGCATACAGGAGTTCTGCGAACGTGCTTCGGGTCAGAGGCTTCCGCGGTTCCGCAGCGACGCTGATGGCTGGCTGAGGGCCGCGTTTTCTACCGCGAGTTTGCCGGGTATTTTGAGCAACATCGCAAACAAGATGCTGCTGGAAGGCTACAACTACGTCGAAGACGCATGGCGTTTGATAGTCAAAATAGCCAGCGTGAACGATTTCAAGGAACACGTTCGTTACAGAATGACCAGCGATTTTGCGTTCAAGAAAATCGGTTCCGGCGGCGAACTCAAGCACGGCGAAATCGGCGAGCAGAAGTTTTCACAAAAAGCCGACACCTTCGGCATCATGTTCGCACTGTCACGCCAGATGATTATCGACGACGACATGGGCGCATTTACGGACATTCCGCGTCAGATAGGAATCGGCGCCGCCGAAGCTATTGCCGAAGCCGTCTGGACTTTGCTTCTGGGCAATCCCGGTTCGTTCTTTTCCGCCAACCACAATAATTACAAGGAAGGTACGGATACGGCGCTCAGCATCGACGGTCTTACGCATGCGGAAATCCTCTTCCTCGCTCAGACCAAGCCCAACGGCAAACCCCTCGGCGTAGCGCCGAAGATAATGCTTGTTCCCACCGCCCTGAAAGTCCTGGCTGAAGTTCTCATGAAGTCGTTAAAGCTCAATGAGACTACCACGGCGGATAAGGGCGTTCCGCAGGACAACCCGCACGCGGGCAAGTTCAGCGTCGTTACTTCGACCTACCTGTCGAACTCGACTTTTACCGGACACAGCGCCAAGGCGTGGTATCTCTTCGCCGACCCGAACCGCATACCTGCAATCGAGGTCGCGTTCCTTAACGGTGTTGACAGGCCGACCGTGGAAAAAGCCGACGCGGACTTCAACACGCTGGGCGTCCAGTTCAGGGGCTACATCGACTTCGGCGTTCGTGAACAGGATTATCGCGGCGCACTTAAGATGAAGGGAGAAGCGTAATCATGGAAGCAAAATATTTGCATGAAGGCAAGGCCGTCGACTATACGCCCAGCGTAGATATTCCGGCTGGCAGCGTGGTGGCTATTTTTGAACTCATAGGAATAGCGCATAGCGATATCGCGGCCGGTCAGCTCGGCGCATTGAGCGTTCAGGGCGTATATGAAGTCGTCAAGGCAGCCGGTGCCGGGCAAGCTGTTACCGAAGGCATGAAGGTCTACTGGGACTCTGCAAACAAGGTTGTTACTTCTGCGCAATATGGCGGTGACCCTCCGGTTACTTTGCCGTATGTGGGCAAGGCCTTAAAAGCTGCAGGCGATAACGACGTAACAGTTATCGTGAGGCTCGAGCAGTGATTTTTAAACTAAAACGGTAATTGGAGATTTTCTGATGGAAGCCAGATTCATAAATGAAGGAAACGTCATAGATTATACGCCTGCTGCGGACATATCCGCAGGAAGCGTAGTGGTGAACGGTTCCCTGGTCGGCGTGGTTCCCAGAGACATGACGGCAGGTCAGATGGGAACGCTGCAGATGTCGGGCGTCTTTGAAGTTGCGAAGGCTACCGGAGCTGACACCGCCATTTCATTCGGACTGAATGTGTACTGGGATGAAAATATGGCAATAGTGGTTACGGACGCTAACGGCGGAATATACATGGGCAAAGCCGTAAAGGCTGCGGCGGATGAAGACGTGACAGTACTGGTGAGACTCGACCAGTGACCGATTTGATGCGTGAAGGTATGAAGTGGCTCGAACGCCAGCGAAAACAATTCATGTCCGGCCCGGTAGTCTATAAAACAGACCGCGGTGACGGTGAAGAATTTTTAAACGTTGCAGCCACTTTCGGAAAGACGACTTACGAAATCGCGGACGGTTACGGGGCTACGATAAAAACCCACGTCATCGACTTCCTGATATTGCTTGAAGATCTTTCACTCGAGCCTCAGGCTGGCGACGTAATCGTGGCTGATGACCGTAAGTATGAAGTTATGAACCTTTCCGGTGAAAGCTGCTGGCGATGGAGCGATTCATACCGGATGACAATGCGGATACATACCAAGGATATCGGAGACGAAAATGTCTGAAACGTGCGAAGAACACGAACACTGCAAGGAAAGTTTCGACATCCTGTTCAAAAAGATTGACAAGCTCGATGAAGCCATACGCGGTAACGGCAAGCCCGGAATATTGATACGCCTCGACAGGCTCGAACAGGCGGCAGGTATTCATTCAAAACTCATATGGCTTATTCTAGGTGCAATCGGAACGTTCGTCGCGACGGCAGTAGCCATGTGGATAACGGGATGAACTTTTCAATAAGGTTAAAAAATGTCAAATCTCATGAATATCGCCGACGCGGTAGCCGCTGAGCTGAACTCCGCGCCGGACGGGACGTTTTCCAAAAATTTTATCGCAGTTCGTAAAGTTATTCCGGCATATGAACTCTCCGAGCTTTCGGAACTCAAAGTTACAGTGGTTCCCAAGGCCGTCGAGATAACCGCTGCTATGCGAATCGGCAGTCAGCATGATTTGGCTGTTGATATCGGCATCCAGCAGAAAATTTCCAAAGATGTTGACGGTGACGTGGAATCGTTAATGACTCTCGTTGACGAGATATCTTCATACCTCGCCGGGCGTAAACTAGCTTCGGCTGCGTGGGCGCAGTGGGTGTCCATCAAAAACGACCCGCCTTACGTTCCCGAACATCTGGCTGAAAAGCGGACTTTTACCGGCGTACTCACGGTAACCTACAGAGGATTTTCAGGCAATGAATGAAATAATCAAAAAACCGTTCGCGGCCGCCGACCTCGCGTTCGACGCTAAAACAGGCGCGTTGTTCACCAGTGGAGGTATGGAAGGCCGTGGCAAACCGGTTTTACTCTCATGGCCGACCGGCAGCGACACTTACGCTCCACCCGAAACAGGAACAATCAGCCATGACGCCGGCGTGATATTCATACGCGTGGCGTCGGGTGGTGCATTGGTTTCGGTCGGCGATGAAGAGGATGATGAAAAGCCTTATATCATCCCGCCGAATTTTTTCAGGGAGATAGTCATTCCGGGCGGCATTTCCGCAGGATGCCGTATTGTAGCAAAGAATCTTATCAGCGGAGTCAACTTCCGCGACTTGACAGTGGAGGTACGATGATGGGAGCATGGAAACAGGAATCAGTTATATGCGATCCGCCAATCGAGGAATGGAGCCACTTTCAGTTTCCGTACGACGGAAGCATTCGCCGGATTGATGCAATCAATCTGCCGAATCTCTATGATCTCAGCCTGGATAACCAGTCGCACCTTACGGAATTTCCATGGCAGGACGTTCCTAACCTCCAGCTTCTGAGTGTTTATAATAGCGGTTTTACGGAACTGCCAATCTGGAAAATCTCCAGCTTGACAAACTGTTATTGTTTCGACAATGCCAGTCTGCTTTCCGTCGACGCCCACGGACAGACCAATCTGTTGTCGCTTGACGTGTCGTCTGCCGCTGCGTTGACTGCCGTGAATATCACCGGCTGTACTGGATTGAATTCGCTCTATTTAAGCGGATTGTCGTTGTTGACGGAGTTGGATATTTCCACGTGCATTAATCTGAATTCCATCAATATAACCAGTTGCGACGGTATTACTGCAATCGAAACGTCCGGTTGTCCAGCCCTCGCCCAAGTAACACTCAATTATTGTGGTGGTTTTACGGCGCTGGACGTCAGCAATTTTCCTCAGATGGAATACCTTTATCTTGTTCACTGCAACTCGTTGAGCG